TTAACGTTCATAGGCAAAGTCATATCTGCCTGTTCGTGACCACACTCCGGACATTCGAAATAGATTGTCATATCTACATCCGGATTTATATTTTCTAAGTTCTGACGGAATGCTAAAGAATCTCTAGATAGGAATTCATTATCTACAAAATTATTTATTTTGTTTCTATCTGTTTCACCATCTATAGCAATAATCATTCTTTTTAGCCTACTTGTTAGTTCGTAAGATACTCCTTGTGCACCAAGTTTTTTCTTTTTCATTCTCTTAGCATCAGTATCAATTGCTTTTTCATCGCCATGTGTTAGTAACTTAAAAGTAAGATTTCTTTTAGAAGCTGGAAGAGTAAAATCAAATTCATTAGTATGAGGATTAGTAGGCTCAGTCCAAGGCTTATTTTCTAATTCTGCAAGATTAACTGTGTGCCTAGATTTAGCTCCACAAGATGGACATGTTATATCACAAGGATATTCACTACCATAACCAAGAATTCTTGCTGCAATCATAATTGCATTTTTATCACCAACTAATAAATCGTTATAATTAATGGCATAACCTTCACCATTACCAACGATTAAAGAACGTAATAAAGTATCTATTACAGTTCCATTTTTTATTAGATTCTGAGAAGTAAGTATATCCTCTTCTTTAGCAGTCATGTATTTCATTTCTACTTTACCAGTTGCTAAAGCACTTCCTTCTGGGTATAGTAAACCTTTTGATGGTAATTCTACTATTTCTGAAGGAAATTTAGATTGTTTAAATTCTTTTGATTGATTTTTTTCAGGTTGAGCAGCCAGAGCTTCTGCCGTAGCTTTAGCTTTTAATTGTTCATCTGTTAATTCTTGTCCTTTAATTGGATATTCGTCTGTGACTTTTGCCATCTCTATATCTCCTTTATTAGTGTTGTTTTTATAACTTTATCGTCATATATAAATATATACCAAATAAAAAAGCCCTCATATTTTGAAGGCTTTTTTCAAATAGTTATTATTGAATAGCGATTATTTTGTAAATACTATAATATGTTCTGTATTTGCTTCACTAGTAGCACTATATATTCCCAATTCAAATAGAGGAGAAACTGTAGTACCTGGATTAGCTGCAACTGCTACTGAACCTGTAAAGTGTCCCGACATAGCTAGAGTTTTAGTTCCTATAGTTCCACCTTTTGCTCCCGTTATAGAACCTGCAAAGGTTGAACCAGAAACCATAACTGCTGCTGCTCCTAAAGCAGAGCCCGTAAAGTAAGTAGTTCCATTTGTAACTATTGTTACTCCTGAGTACTTACCAAACGGTCCATGTCTTTGTAATTCTTCGTGCATTGCCATAATATATATTCCTTATCAATTAGTATTGTAGTATAGCGTAATCGAATCTGATATCTAATGTTACTAAAACTGCTTCTGCATCATTATCCCAAGATAATTCACCGAAATCAGCTTTTGTTACAAATGCACCTTTTAAAGTCCATTCTTCAACTTTATCACCTACAGGTCCTAGAACGTTGATAGTTATATCTTTCTTATAAAAATCTGCGTATCCATCTCTACCTGTTACTGATTCGTGATGTAATCTTATCCATTCCATAGTAGCTTGACATGCTGAAGGTACAATCGGGTCATAAAGTTCTACTCCCGTTATTGCTTCCCAGTCACTTCTACCTTTTAGATATCTCGTCACATTCATGTGTTTAAATGCAACTTCATTATTTGCTATTGCTGGTCGATTAACTTTTCTTATTAAATAAGAAGGTAATCCGTCTACATACATTATGAACCTGTTTTTTACCTTTGGCTCAAAATTGGTAAACATTTGTTCTGTTGGGTCTATTAAATTTGCCATTTATTTTTCTCCTCTTTAATATAAATATCATTAATCCTCAAAAGTTGCACCTGTTGGCATGATATTAAAGTCGATTACAATGAATTCCGCTGCTTTAGCAGGTTGTAAGAATACCTCACCTTTCATTATATTTCTGTCTATAATATCAGGAGTGTTATTAGACTCGTCCATTACTACTTTAAAAGCAAATAAACCTTGTCTTTGTTGTACCCCTTCCATATATGGATTAACTGCTCCTAAGAATCGGTTTCTAGTTACTGCAGTATTATTTTCAAATACTAAGAATTTAGAAACTGAAGCTACGAATTTCTTAAGATTAATTAATAATCGTCTAACGTTAACTCTATCTAGTGCAGATGCTTTATTTTGTAAAGTTTTTTGTCCCCATACACATACTCCTTGACCTGGGAAAGTAGCAATTGGGTTAACTTTATCTGAATATAAATCATCTCTATTAGCATGAGTTAATTTTCTTTCTGTTCTTACTGCAACATCTATTCCACCTCTATTTAAACCAGCAGGAGCGAACCATTCAGCACCAACTGTATCATTGAATGCTATCACACCAGGAATAACTACTGATGGTGGTACCCATACTAATTTATTATTTTGGTTATCAGGTATCTGTACCCATGGCCAATACATAGCCGCGTAAGAATTATCATAATCTCCAGCTTCGTCTCTAGCTACTGCTATCGTTGAAAAACATGGAGTTGGGTCTACTACTGCAAAAGCATCACCTCTTGCTTCTACCATATCAAGTAATTCAGAAACCATTGCTGAGTGTTGATTCTGGTTTATACCTGGCATTACAATCATATTGAAATCATATTCATCTTGATTTTTTAGAAGTCGTATAGCAGCTAAAGCGTTTGAACCTCCATCTGCATTAGAAGTATCATTAAGGTCGTAACCTTGTTGATTTGCAGCGTTAATAGTATCATAGAAGTGAGAAGCTTCATCACCATTAGAGTTTGCTGCTAAGTTTCCATCTGCTCCAGCGCCAAATCCTCCACCGTCATATCCTGAACCTGTACCTACTGCTGGTATAGAACCTGTATACTGAGCATTCGATATTGTTCCTCCATCATCTTTAAAGTCCGGAGTTAAAGCATTTGGGTTAACTTCTACTCTTACATACTTAGACTTATTCTCGTAAGAACCAGATAGTTCTAAGAATGGGTCTGTAGTAGCTGCATCTTTTACAGTCATTGTCATATCACCAATAATTTTAGATATGAAGTTTGGTTGTCTTGGGTCTAATGATAGGTTGTTAAATTGTTCTAAGAAAACTTTTCTTTTTGTAGAATCGTTTCCTCTTCTAATACCTAAGCTAAATGTTCCACTTGATGTATTAGCTGCAGTAATTTCCCACCTTAGATTGTCTGCAGTACCATTAGAAAGTACTCCATTTGAATCTGGTACTCCAGCAGCATTACCGTATGTACCATCTCCTAATGAGTGTAATTTAAAAGCTGCACCAGGAGCATCTGATAATCCTGTAGTTAAGTGTCCGTCTGAATTTTCCGAACCAGTTACTGATGCTGTCGCAGGTGCATAACCATCACCCATTATTCTAGTAACTAATAAAGTTCCTGAATTTTTTAGATAATGTTCTGCCATGTGAGACGTTAAATATTGATAGTAATCACTACCACTTTTGAATGTGTTTCCAAACTTAGATACGTAATCCGCATAAGAATCTACGTAAGTTGGAATTCCGGCAGGACCTTTTACTGTTGGTCCTATTACTGCTGCCCCTATTTCTGATATACCCTGAGGAACAAAAGATAAGTCGTTCTCTTGGGTAAATACACCGGGACTAATGATTTTTTCAGCCATGTCGTTTTTCTCCTATAATTTATTATATTGAGTAGTCAATAAGATGATACTTTTCAATATATAAATATCAATAAGAAATACCAAACATTATTTATTAGGAGTAAATATTCCAGTTTCTGGATTTAATATACCATCTCCATATTTTTTTCTAAGAGTTTCTGCTAATTCTAACTCTTCAGTTTGTAAATTTAGTACTTCGCCTTTGATACCATCTTTTTTTACTTCTAAAGCTATGCTCTCTACTTCTAAACCTCCTAAGGTTTTAGTTAAAGATTCATAACTATTTCTAATTTTTTTTATTTTATCTAGTTCTTCTTTTGTAAACTTGATTTGTTCTGCCATTTTAAAGCTCCTTTATTTGTATTAATAACTTTTTACCTATTTAATTTTTTTTCAGATTCATCTAATTGTCTTTGGAATTCTTCCAAATCAATAGCGGTTTCAGATGAAACTTGAAATTGAGTTCCACTGTATTGTTTTGGTTTGTATTTACTCATATACTTTTGCATACTATTTGGTATAATATATCCATTCATATCTATATCAAAACTAGCTTTTGCAAACCTATCTTTACCAAGTTCAGCTTCTAAATCTGTAGTAAAACTTGATATTTTTGCCATGAATCTAAATTGATTATTTCCCCAATAAGAATTAGCCGCATAATTTATATCTTCTACTACTGGGTTTAACTGTTCTAAGTACTGAGTCCAAACCATACAAGAGTATTTTAGTATAACATAATCCGGTACTACTATATTGTGATATTCTTTATTTGGAGTTCTTCCTTGTAGTACTGAAAAATTATCATATCTATTTGTTTTACTATATGATGTAGAAAAGCTTCTTACTATAGGATTATTTGGATCTACTTTAGACCCTATTAAGTTTTTTTCTAAAGATGTTCTTTTATAAACTATTGCAGGTAATTGGACTTTACCTTTTTTATCTCTATAGATTCCAGTTTTCTGAATAGACTTCCATCTTTCTGGTGAACCATATATTATTGGAACTGGAATTTCTTTTTCGGCTTCTTTTACAGTAGGTCTTATAACATTATCAAAATAGTACTTAATAATTTCATCAATATCATACAAACCTAAAGTTACATTCGGCTGAGAATCGTTTCTTGCTATTTCATTCCCTCTATTCATATTATATATTCTTTCCTATACCTGTATATCCAGTTCTTACTCTTTCTAAATTAACAGTTGTACGTCTTGTTTCATGGGTATTGCAAACAACAGCAACGTTCCAACCATGACTTCCTTCATTATAATCCGTAGAAGGGTTTTTACCAGTCCAGTATTGTGATGAACTTGTACTATCTATTTCCCAATACCTATCATCCCAATGTATTATATCACCAGCTTCTAAAACTAAATCTGCGGTTTCTTTTAAAGTATCTCTTAAGAAACTAAATTTAGCTTGTCTTTCATAATCGCTTCCTAATTCATCTGCTGACCAATCTGAAGATTCTTTATCTATTAAACTACCAACTCTTACAGCAGGAAAGAAAACTTTATTCAAAGCTTCGCCATATAAATTCTCTTTGGTATCTACTACAGAAGCTTTAAAAATATCAACTCTAGTATCTATCCATTTGTTTATAAGTTCTTTATTTAAATTCCTTAATAAAGATACGTCTCTAGCTCCTCCAAATAGTGCCATAATTTACCCTATGTATATATTTAATGGTACGTTATTAATAGTTTCCCTTTGAAATTCTGATTCTTCTTTTTGTCTTTCTAACATATTACGTCTAGAAGCTTGTTCTAAATCTTCCCTTAATTGAGAAATTAAAACTTCTTTTTCAGATGCTGCTTCAGTTCTTAATGTATCACCATCGACAGTAACATCTCCACCAGGTATTGGAACTGCTGAGTACTTACTTCTAATTCCACCTAATAATTCTTTTGATAAAGCTAAAGTGTATTTTCTTATCCACTGTTTACCTGGGTCATTTATTTGGTTGTACGTCATATTATCATAAGGTACATTACTGAAGTCTGAAACTTCCGCAGAAGCTGAAGCTCTATTCTTATAAGGTTGGCTTCTATCTTCTGTTAAAATATATTGAAAGTATAAATTATAAGGCGAAGAGTTTGTTGGCTTAGGAAATATTCTAAGTTTATTATTTATAAGTTCGAATGAATAAGCTGATTTTCTTACTACATCATTAAATTCTATAGCTTGCATTCTTAACATATCATCATACATTGGCATCATCAAATAGTAAACTGCTGGAGAAGCGTTTTGCCAACCAAAAGAACCTAACAATTGTGAAGTTGCTGTTCCAGTTCCTACATAAGGGTCAAAGAATCTTGTTATAGCTGGAGACGCTTGATAGAAAACTCTTTTTATTTCCATAGTCTTACCACTTTCGCTAACTGCTCCCCAAAGAGCATCTAAATCATACTCTTGTCCTGAACCTGATGATACTGCTACCGAACCAGAGTACCAAGTAACATCTCCACCAACACCAGCTTCTGCTCCGTACTGTTTACTTATTTCTATACTCCTACCTAAATTTGGTTTTACATTAACATGAGTATAGCTTGAACCAGTATTATTACCTTTTAAAAATAATAGATTTTCTTTTATATTAAACCTATTAACTTGAGAAGAGTATTCAGTAACTGCTTCTTCGAAACAAGCAAAGAAAGACCCTGATTGTAATTCTATATCTACAATAGGATATCCTAATCTTTTGGCACACCACTTAGCTGTACTAACTGCTGAACCTGTAAAAATGTTATCTGAATCGTACAAACCAAATGGAGTATTTTCAGCTGAAGAATCTGTGTTCCAACTTGCTGCTCCATCCCATATTTTTATATCTGCCATAATGTATTCCCGAAATTTATAAACTCTGTATGCCTATTAATAAATATCAACCAGTACATAAAAAAAGGCCCCCAAAATGAGAGCCTTTAATTAAATTAAATGTTAATTCTTATTAAATCTTGTTTAAATCTTTAATAAATAATTTTCCATAAAATTCTGGTCTTACAACTTTCTTCGCGTATCGAGTCATTACACCTTTTCTTGGAGTAAAGTTCGTCGGGTCATACACAAGTGGTGTCATAATTAATGGAATGTACGGAGCATAAACCGCACCAGTTTCTAGGAATTGTGTTCCTCTGAATCCCATTAAGACGATATTGTCTTGAATGTATGGATTCTTGTAAACTGTCCATCTATTATTTAAAGAACCAACTTTTTGAACGCCCATTGCAAATTCACCTTTAGTTCCATCCGTATCAGCAGCATATCCTGGAATTGATTCTATGATAGTTGCTACATCCGGTCCAACTACGACAAAGTTTGCACCTCCTCGCATTGTTGAAGCATGAATCTTATTAGATATTTTTTGCATTTGAGTACCAAGTGTTTGGAACCAAGTTCCTTGTTGGTAAGCAACTGCAGATGAACCAGCTGTCCAAGTGTCCGAACCATCATTGTGAGTTTCGCCAATTGTAGCTGACCAATATCCAGTGTGTAGAGCTGAATCTAAACACATGTTCAAGATTTCTAAGTCGATTTCCATTGAAATGTATTCTGAAAGCATTGAAGTTAACTCAGCTTCAGCATCAATTGAATGATAAGCATTTAAGTCTTGAGCAAATTCTGGCGTCCAGATTACTTTTAACTTACGAGTCTTAGCAACTAAGGCCTCTTGTCTTAATTCAACATTGATTTCTGGTATACCGATGTCGTCTCCACTTCCATCCATTTCTGCTGGAGTAGTATCTTCCCAATCACCTCTTGAGTAATTAGTTTCAGTTCGTTTTGGATAAATAACTGCTAAGTCATTATTAGCGTCAATATCAGAATTTTCTTCTAGTGACATAGAGAAGAATAAGTAATACTTATTATCTGCTTCACTAAAGTAATTGTACTGATTTAAGTTAGCAATGATGTTGTCACCATTTGCATTACCAGTTCTAGCACCAGTTGCAGCTGATTGTGATACAATAAACTCAGTTGCTGCATAAGTATCAGCATCTGCGATATGTGAACCAGCATCTAGTTCTAGTACTTGTACGAATGAGTGTTGTGCACCTGAAACTGCAGAAGATATAGAAGATGATAGTGCTCCATCATACCCTAATTTTCTCCAGATTGCATTAGCATTTGCTCCAGAACCTGTAGCTGCCATTGCATAGTTACTAGCTTGTAATAATGACGATGTCATGTTAACAGAGTAAGTTGACTTACCTCTACCATAGAAACCACCTGATGGTGTACTAGAAGAAGAAGTATCCCCCATTACGTCTTTACCTTGTGCGTACTTATATGATTCAGCTAATTCAGCTGGAGCATTAGTACCATATTTAAAATCTAACCAAAAAACTAGACCTGATGGTAAGTTCATTGGTTGTACAGAAACAAAATCCTTAGCAGAAATTTCAGCAAAAATTCTACGTACTAACGGAAGTGCAACGCCATTCCACTCTTCAGAATTTTGTCCTCCAATTTTGGAAGCTTCTGAAATAAGTTGTTTAGCTTGGTTTTCTAAAAGTATTGCAGTATTATGTTTTTCATAATCTTTATCAATACCTTCTAATAAACCAGTCTTTTCCCACTTAGTAACGTATTGTTTTGTTTCGTTTCTCTGCGTATGGAAGCTGTTTTCTGACTCTTTCAATAAATTTGAAATTTGTCCCATTTTTAATTCTCCTTAAATTATAATAATCCTGCTAATTTTTTCATTCTATCAGCAAATTGATTAGATTCAACAATTACCGATTTGTTCGGTTTTGTTGAGTTTGTACTTTTTGAAGCAAATCCTTCAGCTACTGTTCTCTTTCTTTTAGGGTTATATCCTGTTAAAGATTCAGCTAAAGTAGTGTAAACTAATTTAACTTCTCTTACAGAACTAGCTCTATCAAAAGTTTCAATAACTTTCATTTTCTGACCTTCGTTCAAATTATTAGCTCTGAAAAGTTTATTCGAGAATAATAGTTTAGCATTAAGTAAGTTAACTTCATTAATTTTGTCTTTCAAGTACTTGATAGTCTCGTAAGCCGCATTTAATTCGTCTTCTTCTTTTTCACCTTCTTCCATTTCTTCTTCGTCTTCTTTAAGAGCATTAATAACTTCCTCTAGGTCCATTTCGTCCATTTCTTCTTCTTCACCTTCTTGCATTTCTTTTGCACCAGTATTTTTACCAGCAGCACCTTTAGATGCATCAGGTAAATTTTTAGATTCACCGTCCATGCCGTCAGTTGATTCAGCCATTTCTTCTTCCTCTTCACCTTCATCCATACCATCTTCGTCTTCTAATTCACGAATAATAGATTCTAGTTCTAAGTCTTCTTCCATGTCGTCGTCTTTCATTTCGTCCATGTCTTCATCAGCCATTTCTTCTAAATCTTCTTCAGCTTCAACTACATCTTCTTCCTCTTCATTTTCATGAACAGAGTCGTCAGTTTCGTCTCCACCTTCTTCCATGCCACCTTCACCAGGGTCAGCTGATTGCTCTTCAGAATCTTCGTCGTATTTTGCGATTTCTGTAGTATCATCAGCAACGTCAGCAACTTCAGCAGGCTTTTCGTCTGCAGTCATAGTCACATCTTCGTCTTCTTCTTCCTGAATTTTGTTAGATAACATAGATTGAAGTTTAGGAGTAAAAGCTTCTTCTAGAGCAAGTTTTGCATTTGCGATAGCGGTTTCTCGAACAGCTTTTGCATCAGCGATTGCTTCTTTTAACAAATCGTTTTTAGCCATTTGTCTTCTCCTTAAAATATGTTTTTGGAAATAAGACTATTAGGAGTCTTAATAGAAATTAATTATTATACAGTTGCACCATATAGAAGATAGTGCATTTTTTTGTATATATTCAAATATAAATATATAGAACCCTAGCAAAAGTCACAAAAAAAGTCAGAAAATTTTAATCTTTTCTGACTTTCTCCTCCCAATGTAAGGTCCTGCATGAATGGTGTAACGATTCTCGACACTGTCCTTTACCTTACATTGCTTGTCCGTTTACAATAGCTGTCCAGCATTCGTGTTTCTTTTCGAATCTTTTTCTTTTTATTTCTTCCCACTGTTGATTACGAATAGCTCCTAACTTAGCTTTCCTTTTTGTTAGAGAAGGTTTTTCAAAAAACTTTTTTTCTTTTATTTCCCATAATCTTCCAGAAGCTTTTAAAGTTCTTTTAAATATTTTTAGGGATTTTTCTAAATCATCTACTCCTGTTCCTGGAACTCTAACTCCATAAGGACATCCAGGTAAGTCAAAGTCTTTTCTTGGTCTATAGTTTCTAATAGGTTTACCACTCCTATCTCTTGGTGTAAAATTTGCCATATAATTATATTTTTAGTTATTATTTAATTTACTTAAATATAAGAAATCTTTTCGATATAAAAAAATTATTTGAGGGTTATTTTTTCAACCATCTTTCTTTTGCGGGCTCAAAGGTTTTGTCTTTTGCATATTCTCCAGTAGCATTCCACCAATCTGGCCTTTTCTTTTCAACTTCTTTTCTAGATTGCTTAATTAACATGTTCATTAGTTTATTTAGAAAACCGCTATCACTGATTCCAAACTCCCATCCTATTTTTCTTGTGATATATGTTTTCATTAACTTTAGTCCGCCTTTGCCGGTATATTCTGTATTGAGTTCGTTTAAGCTATCTTTTTTGTAAAAAGTTTTAAATTCTTTAAGAGCTTCTAAAGCTTCTGTTCTCATAGAACTTCTATCATTAGGTAATTGATTCCAGTTTTTATATATGAACTTTTCTGCATCATCTGGGTCTTCTATAATAGTTAGCAATGCGTTCACTTTCTGATACACATCCATCTTCTTCCACATCGACTGAGTTACTTTCTTGCCTGGACCTTCTTTAAGTTTCTTAACTTCTTTGGAATCTCCCCTCTTCTTCGCTCTAGCAATATCATCTTCTACTGCTGCTCTTTTACCTTTATCAGCAGGAGAATTTCCTTTTATCTTACTAAGTACTTCATTAAATCTATCATCGTACTTAATCTTACCGTGTAGTTGTTTACCTGAAAGTTTTTTTACTTCGTCATCTTTAAAGATTGCGTAGTGTTTATCTTTCTTAAACATAGTTTTGATTTTAGAATCGGAAGCTTTCTCTGCTGCTTGTACTAATCTCTTATCACCTAGTTCTTTTCCTAGTTTAATAAGGTACTGTCTGAAGTACTTGTAATCTGCTTCTTGTACTACATCAGCTTCCTTCAACCATTTACCTCCTCCAATCCATCCAAAAGCATCTTTAGCGTAAGCCATTGCAGCATCTGGACGTTTTTCTTTAAGTTTCTTTGCTAGTATTTCTATATTCTTTTTAGAAAATTTAGAATCTGGTAAATCATCCAGTGCATCTTTAAATCTATTAGATACATCTTTGTAATCTCCAGCTTCTTTAATAACAAGCTTTTTGAATTCTGCCAAGTAGGATTTGTTCTTTAGTACTTTGACTAGCTCTTCTTTAATGATATTTTGGAAAGTAGACTTTTTCATTATTATACTTTAACAAGTTTATGAGTTTGTGTAGCCATCCAAGAATTACCAGATAACCCAGCTTGTTTAGAAGCTTTTTTAATAGCTTCAACTGTTGAACGGGCTTTAACTGTATAAGTTTTCTTTGGGTCTAATTGTACTCCATCTAAATTCATTTTAGCAAATTGCATTTTCCAAGTTGCAAAACTTTCATTCAAACCGAATGTAGCTTCGTCTATATCTTCTTGAGCTTTTTTTAGTGCATCTTGTGTTGGTGCTCCTTTATCGCCTTTCTTTCTCATCTTCTCACCACGCTTTCTTTTAGCATGGATATTAGCCCAAAGACCTGCACCTTTTTCTGCTATAGTTGTTAACTTAGTTTCATTCTTAACAGCTTTTGTGATTGCTGCTCGTTTCTTTTTTAGGTATTCATCTGATTCATCTGAATCTCCATCGTTATCTACATCATCGTCCTCCTTACCAACTGCGTCAAGAGCTTCGTTAATTTTGTAATATCGACCGAGCTTATGACCCATGTCTTCATAAATAGATTCTAATCTCTGTTGTAGTGATGCAATTTCATTTGCAGTTTTTTCGAATACCTTTGAAGAAGATTTTATTTCTTTAACATCCCTTTTAACTGTGACTGCATCGAACCAATCTCCTGATTCTTGTATAGCCAGATTTCCAGCCATTTCTGTAAGGCTTTTTATAGATTCTATCATTTCTTTTATTTCACTATTTCGGTAAACACTCTTACCAAACTCATTAAATCTAGAAACCGATTCTATTACTTCTCGCCTTTGTTGAGGACTTAATTTTTGGAAAGAGCTATCTTCGAAATTCTCTTTCATCAAATCTTTTAAAGAAATCATTTTATTCTCCTTCTTTACCTTTTTTGGAAGACCTTTGTGTTTTGTAGATGCAAAGTCTTCAGCATCTTTTTTATTCATTTTCTTTGCAATCTGACCAGCCTTCCCTTTTTTGGAAAGCTGGCCTTTTTGCATTGCATGGACTATTCCCATGAATTGTTGTTGTGCTTTACTTTTAGCTGGCACGATTAGTTAACTCTAATTATTAACTAAATGCGATTGTACCTGCTTGAGAACCATCACCTTGATTAGTAGTGATAGCTTCCATTGCCCAACCATTAGTTGCTGCATCAGTATTTACTAATCTAACCGTAGTTCCTAAACCACCATCACCATTAGTGTGACCTGTGATTGTAAGTACGTTATCATCTGCTACTGATAAATCACCAACTGATGCTACTGCACCACCAATTCTAACTGCTGTAGAACCTAATGTGTAATTAGCATCTGTTGTTGTTGTATAAGAGTGAGCATTACCATTACCTGCTGCAACACTATAGTAAACACTAATAAAATCACCAATTGCACCTGCTGCACATGATGGTATTGTCATAGCTGTTGCTGCTGCAATCGATTTATAATATGTGTTAACCGATAATGCAGTTGCTGAAATATCCGTTGGCGCTACATTTGCTACCGCTTGAAAAGTTCTAGAACCTATAATACCGTTTGCATGTGTGAATTTAGTAGCTCCTGCTACTGTTCCACCGTCTGTTAAGTTAAGCAAGCTATCGAAAACGTCGATAAAATTTGCTTCTGTTGGCTTATCGCCTGTGTTGAAATAGGCTTTTAAAGCCGATACACCTACTGCTGACATAAAATTTCTCCTGTTTTTTAAAGTAATAAGTTTAAAGCTTACTACTAATGTTTAATGTTATTAATTATATATAAATATCATGTTTTATTTATTTTATCTTATTATCTTACAGAGAATAGTGGCTCGAATACATTTGTTGATGTTTCGATTATTGGGTCACCTGTAGTATCATCGTTGTAAACTGCTTGGCCACCATATATTACCATATAGCCAACTCCCCAATTACCTATTGCATCCGAATCTTTTTCTACTTCATCTTCTATAGTTGTTAGTGAAGTATGATTTAACCACATACTTTGTAAGTAGTCCCATTTTCTTCTGTAAATATCTTGTTCAGCTAGAAATTGCTTTTTTGCTCTAGAAGGTGACTCTTTTAACAAAGCTTGGTTTTTAGACTCCATTAACCAGTCTCTCCATGTTAATTCTAATTTCATTACTTTCTCCCTGGAATGGAACACTTACAAGTTAAATCGCAAAGCATTTCACTTATTAAGTATTCAATCTTTTTATATTTGTTGTTTTTGTTAATTCTGTTTGTTATGCCTTCTGTGACTGGTGAGGTTGGAGCCATGAATGCTCCGTGAGTTGATGGGTTAGAAACAAAATCCCAACAAACTAATTCGAAATCGTCATCGACCTCTACTGTATCTTCATTTACTTGCTTTACGCTGCCCATTCCTCTTGAAGATATTCCTAGCTTTATTCCAGCCTTTAATAATTCTTTAAGTATATTTCCTGATGGAGTTCCTAAAACTTCTACTTCACCTAAAACATCATCTCCTTTCCACCATACTTTTCTTATGTTATGAGAAACATTACTTAGATTAACAACAGATGATTCTGGATGGTCAAGTTCTCCTAACGCTCTCCTCTCTGATATCTGCACTTCTGAGTATTTTTTTACTTCTCTCATTAGTATTTCTCGTGGGTATATTCTGCCGTTTTGGTTTTTAGCACTAGCTCTCTGTAGTACACCAGATACTATTAATCTTCCTCCGTTTTTAGCTTCTGATTCTGCAATCATAGCTGGAGTTATTTGGAATGGTATTGTATCTATTAAAACGGTTCTCATTAATTGGCTCCCCACGAACTTCTTTTTAAATATAAATCAAAAAATACTTTAGCTACCATCCTTCTTATCTCCTTCTGGATAGCTTCCATTTCTTTTTTGTCTAACTTTTCTTTTAGTACCTTTTTCATTTTTAAAATTTCCTAAGTTTTTCACTAATTCGCATCATTCTTTCAGATATTTTATAAAGGCTTCCTCTAGTTGATTTCCAATACTGTCGGCTATCAACTCCATCTTCAGTTTTAAGTTTTATATTTTGATTTATTATTCTTTCTATTTTATACAATTTAGAAGCTACTTCTTTAATAGATTTATTTACTTTCTGCCTAGAATTAAGACTTTCGTCTTTTTTGTAATCTTTATAACTTACTTCATTCATAAGTTTAGACATTTTCATAAAAGTAGATTCTTTAACTTTTTTATAGCCACCAACTTCTATACTCTTCTTTTTTGCTTTTCCAAAAGCATACTCT